GTATGACACACCCCCGGTATCAATTGTATAGGTTCCAGTAACCCCGTCGATAGTAAAGGTGTCTCCATCTGAAGGCTGCTCAAATAGATTAGACAAAACGAGAGTAGTCCCTGTCTGCCCACTACCTTGTACTTTCGTCTCACCGAATACTGGAACGATATTAGAGTCTGACTTAGCAAACCCGTTAATACGACGATAACCACCCTTAACAGACGGTTCGAAGTTAGTCAATACACGGGCTGAGCCAGGGGCCTTAACACCATGTTGCAAACGCGACATGTTGCTGATAAGACCACCCTTGAACTCAATAGGGACCGATTGCCAACCAGTAGCCATTAGCTAACTCTCTTACTTATAACACCAAGGGAAGGCTGAGCTACACGGCTATCACGTACGTACTCATAACGGTTAACGTAAAGCGTACGCATATGATTTATACCTTCCTGGAACTTAGAGAGAGCGACCTGTGCAGCCTGATCATTGTTACGGAAGACGTGGACATGGTACATAGCTCCGTCCACAATAATGTGCCGGAAGTCCTGTGGGATGCTAGGTATGTCCGAGAATAGCTCCATCTCAATAGGTGTCTGGTAATACTCGTATACAAGGGTATAGGCTTCTTTAGGGGCCGGGTGTACGATGTACTGATAACCAGGGGCCTGGCAGACCTTGTTCGGAACACCACGTATACCTGTGTTAGAGGTGTTATACTCATCGTCTACATAGTTACGAAGGTACTGCTCGTAATCCATAGGTTTAAGGCTATTTGTTGGGTTACCAAAAGTAGCATCACGCTTCACACGGAAAGTGTTCCAGTCTATATTCTTCGCACCAGTAGGCCAGTCATATCGCAGGTCACCCGCTGCTAGGGTGTCTTCTTGCTCAACAAAGTTAAAAGGCCACTGGAAGGTGTCCTGGTTTATCTGATGAATAGAGTTATTGATAGCGTCTTTAGCTGTTCCGTAAAAACCAACAGCAGTCGAAAAGTTAGAAGAAGTGAGGGCTGTCTCGTTAACACGACGATTAACATCGTTAACCAGACCTAGAAAGTTGTAAGCCATCTTATCGCTCCTTCACGGGCAGTTGGATAACACGTTCTGCTACCAGATTAGTATTGTAGGTTATAGCGCAAGTTACCTTATAGGTGGTATTGGCTGTACCTGCGGCCCACCTTACAGTAGCTACTGTATTTGTGTTGCTCTGCGCACCTAGTGTAAGTCCGTTTACTGTTCCAGCAACCGATATAGCTGTCTTAACACCATCAGCGTCACTCACATACCACTGTACAGAGTTAATAATCTCATCATTTAGAAACCGAGACCAATCAACTGAGTAGTCTAGTATTTCGTCAGGGTCTTTAAAAGGCCATTTCATTACGCTGCTATCCTTGTCGGTCTTATAAGTATCTGTCTATTTTCAGGCCCTACAAAGACAATGTTCGAGTAATCCTGGGGTCCCACTAAAAGGGACCTGTTTTGTTCGTTGACATTCACTGTAAGGCTTGTGTCTTGTTCAAAAGGCCCTAACTCCCAGATAGAAGGCGTTACAACTTCAGATGTAGTCTCAGTCGGAGTTTGTAAGAAGACAATACCTGTGACTTGAACAGGGTTTGTAACGTTAGAACCTGACTCTACGTTAGTTGAAAGAAGGGCGTGTCTCTGTTGTATTGGTACGGAGGCTACACTTGAAGTCGACTCTACTGACGTTGCGAAGAGTTCATTACTCTCTTTACAAACAGGTGTTGAGACTTCCGATAAGCTCTCTGACCCGACACTCGTTAAATTATGCAGTTGGCCGGCGGTGGGTAACGTTAGTGTTGTAGAGGACTGTACATCAGTAGCATCTAGTATGTTTAGTTCGTCTATGTCAGGGGCAGTCACCTCAGTATTAGACTGTGTTACTACACTTAGTAGTACTTGGGCCTGAGTTAAACCTGGTGTAGTTACCTCAGTGTTAGTTTCAACACTAGTTGCTGCTAGGTTATGGGTTTGAGATAAGGAGACAGCTACAGTCTCACTGCTAACCTCAATACCCGGTGTTGTGTAAACAGCTTGACCATATACTGACGTACCGTAGGCGTTACTCCCACTCGCTTTTAATATATGATCAGCCATACCCTGTAAGCTCTACTTAAGCGTCACGGATAGTGATTGAAACAGCATCCAATGAGAAAGTGTTACCTGTTGTAACAGCCTGGGAGGCAGACAAAGCACCAGTTGCGTACAGGACAGAAACACCGTCAGTAAGGGCCCAGAAGGCAGCAGTACCGGTACCAGTTACGGAACCTGCTGAGATAGCCGGTACGATAACACGACGACCGTCAGTTGCACCGTTCTCAGGGGCACCTGTGTTTACAGTAGCATTACCGAGGGTTAGTGTTGAAGTAGCAGCAGTGTAGGTAGTAGGTTCAGCTGAGCAGATATCCAAACGAGTACCGTTTGTGTCCACAACTGTCAACCCATTGTCAAAAACGGTATCAGCGATAAAAGCCATTTAGTTATTCCTTTAAGGTTGGGGAGGAAGGGCCCCGAAGGGCCCAACCTTAAGTATTATGCGAGTGTGTCACGGTCGACTTCAGCAGCAGCTTTAGTACCTTCGTTAACGTCACATACGATAGCCCAAATACGTGCAGTAGCAGCAGTAGCTGTTCCAGCAACAGTTTGAACCATATCAATTGTGTCAGCAGCAGCAACAACACCAACTACGTTACCGACCTTAAAGGTACCGGCAGCAGCTGAGTTAATGTCTGTGCTTGCTAAGAAGTTAGTTGTACCGTCACCGATAGTGATGGTGTGAGTAGTAGCAGTGCCTACAGCACCAACCAACTCAACGCCAGCGGAAAGTACGAGAGTACCAGCGCCGACAGATGGACCAACGATAGTACCGGAAGCGGCACCCGTTGTTACTTCCAGCTCGACCATGTAAGGTGCGAACTTAAGGGATTGTGATAAAGCCATTGTATAATCCTTTCAAAGATATGACTGTAAGAGGAAGGCACCCCCGAAGGGGTACCCGATCTAATTAAGCCAAGTTATACTTAGCAGTTACAAGAGCTTCTGGACGCAGAATCTTACGACCATAGAGGTGCATACCACGAACAATGTCAGCAAAGCTGTCAGGGTCACGGTATGTTTCTGTCTTGTTGATCTGCTCAGCAGTTGCAACAGCAGAGTCATGTCCACCAACAATAACACCGTAGTCAGTGTTCTGGTTAGCTGTACCTGTAGTAGCAGCACCACCACCTACGCTTGGCAGGTTGTTTGAGACATAGACGCGGAAGCCGTTCCACTTGTTCATGACGAGACCATTGCGCAGGGCACCTGAGTCACCGAAGTCAGCGTTCAGGAAGCGGCTGTCTTCGTCCATGAGTACTTCAAGCATAACTGGGTCAATTACGATCCAGCGGCCATCTTTGTCAACGTTCTGTTGGTCAAGAAGACGACCCATGCGGTTGATAAGCATAACAGGTGATACGTAAGCTGTCGGCAGGGCTGTTGCACCTGGGAGACGGGCCGCAACTGGGATCGAGTGATCAGCAGCTGAAGCAGTTGTTACGTTACCAAATGAATCCTTACGCAACTTCATTGAAGTCAGGAGTTCGTCTGTACCAGCAGTAGAAACAGCAACAGTACCGTTTACTTGGTCGTTGACAGTGTCACCAGCAGTGTGCAGAGCAGACTGTTTGTAACCTGAGAGGTAACCAAGAACTTCTTGGTCAAGCTGGTCAGCCAAGCGGTATGCCGCACGGTTGGTTGCAAGGTCCATGAAGTTAACGTGGCTGTGTGCTTCTTCGATATCGTCGATCTTGAATGCGAAGTAGTTAGCTTTGTCAATAACGAGAGAGAAGTCTTCGTCATCAATGTCTTGTGCAGCAATCTGTGTACCACGTGCGTAGCTTGATACTGAGATTTCTGGTTCTTTGATGATTTTAACTGTGTCACCTTGTGCACTGATCTCACCGAAGTAGTCAGAGTTAGTGATGTCGTTACAGATTGCCTTCTTACGGAAAGCAAGTTGGACTTTCTTCGAATAGATTACTGAAGAGAAGTTACCGTTTGGGAGGTTGCCGTGACCGGCAGCTGATTGGAAAGCCATTGTATATATCCTTCTAGATGTTTGGCTTGATAAAATAGGACGTAGTAATGCCCCAGTTAAGAGAACCTAAACAATCGGGATAAGAGGCTGATAGATTTCTAGGGTGCTTTCAGGGTAGCTTGCCAGCTAGTCCTTCCAGGGCCTGTACTTAATCAGGTAAGTCTTAGAGATTATTAGTGTTCAGTAGTCTACCCCGTGTGGGGCTACTGTATATGTCTACGGGTATCCAAGTAGGGGCCGTTAAACATATACAGTTA